TCGGCCTCTACGCTTGCGACGCTGACTTTACGGTAGACTTCGAATACTCCGGCATAGTACGTATCAAAACGGCCACCATCATTGGCTACAATATGCGGATCTCCGTAATCATCTACACGACAGATTTCGTAATACTTCCCTGCGGTTATATATCTGTTCGGAGCTTCGTCAAACTTAACGAAATCGCCCGCCTTCGCCTCGCTCTTGTCAATTCGTACGTACTCCGTTTTAGCTTCGCCTTTTAGCGCAGCAACATCGGATTTTAGGGATTCGATATCCTTTTCGTTTGTGCTGACGCGATCTTCTAACGACGGTTGAGATGCGGAGACTTTGCGGAAGAGTACGCTATCTATGTCAGTTAAAGCATTTCCATGAAGGTCGCCTACCTCATCTAGGACAGATACACGTGATGTGTCCTCGTCCCACACTAGTCGGTAAAAGCCGTCTAATTTAAGATCCGAATGCCTATGACCATTGAGTACCAAGTCTCCAGCTCTTCCGACCCTTCTCGGAACGCCTTCCACGCGCTCATACTCCGCCCCACCATACGCAACCTTCGTAATTTCACCGTTCACCATATCTAGTGTCTTAACGCCGTGTAATTTCGCCATCGATTAGTCCTCCTTATTCGAACCAGCAAACAATAGCCGGCTCTTCGTATTTAAAATCCGCCATGTATTCCGCAAATGTCATGTATTCAAAACCGCCTTTTTCCGTCTCGAATTTTCCCATCGTGTCCGGGTCAATCTCGGAAACTTCCGGTACTTCACCTTCGGAATAATCATCCGGACCGACTAATTCCAGATGATGTGTCAATGCTTGATCAGCTTCCTCTGCCGCAATAATGTCGTAATAACCGTCTAGGCCGACTTTGTATAGTTTATATTCCGCCATCATACCGCCTCCGCTTCGTTTTTAACTTCGTAAAGTTCCCGGTTAAGGGATAGCGGCAGTTCTACCCACCGCTTGCTTGCACGATTAGTCGATTTCGCCCAATATTCGCGCTGATTTCCTTCGTTTTCAAACATCCAAACGCGAGGCATTTCGCCCGGATCACCCAATACGCCGATAAAATAATCAACGTCGGACCGATCGTAGGGCTCGCCTTTTCCGTTCGTTGCGTATAGAACGAGTTCATTTTTGCGGTCAGGCCTACGTCGAAACGTCTTTACCTGAACTTTGTATTCGCGACCATTCAGCGGATCTTCCGCCTTGAAATCGTAAGGTTGCGCGAGTTGGGGGCGCGATACTGCGTATCCATTCGCCAGTAGCGCCAACTCTGCGACAACTTCCGAGTATTTTCCGACAACTTCGGTTAGATGCGCCATTCAATCGTCCCCCTTCGTTTTATTAAAACGGCAGATCATCGTCACTGATTTCGTTAGATTTTTCGTTAGTTGATTCCGCACCTAGCGATAAACCGATCAGACTAATATCGAATCCAGCTGCGACCAAGTTTTCGATTTGCGTCTTTTCGTCAGCTTCGAAAAGCAGACCGTCGAACAATTTTGCGTTGAATTCCTTACCGTCGAATTTAGCGAAATTTGCACGTTCCTGTTCGCTTAGATCTTCTTCGAAATCGATCAACGGCGTAAGGGAAACCTTCGTATCCTTCGACTTACCTGTCGCATTTGTTTTCGTTAGCTCAAATGCGAGCTTTCCGAGTTTCTTTTCGTATTTCTTAATCGTCGCGTAGACGTCTTGAGCTTGATTTCGACTCAAGTCAACGATGATTTCTTTCCCGGACTCTAGGTCGATGAACCCCATAGAATAACGCTCTTTTCCGCAATACTTCCAGGCTTCATCACCGTGCGTCTTTGCCGCCTCTTCATCGCCGGCCTCTTTTGCTTTGAATTGAAGATCACGGTAGTATTTTTCGGCCAAGTCCCACGGTGTATGATCGCTCACAACGTATCCTTTTTCGTTCCTAGTAGAAGGGGTCTTAGCGACAAACGTATTAACCTTTTTGTAGATGCCGTAGCCGTAGTACTGCATTAAATCCTCGGGGCCAAGCACACGGACCTTATACGTAGTCCCAACACCAAACTTAGCGAAATCGATCTTATTTAAGTTGCCGCCTTCGCCTCCGCCGGCCTGTAATGCTGATAGCGCCGCCGCGCCTTTTTGAAATTGACTCATTCGATTTCCCCCTACGTTTTAATTTTGAGGCTTTTCGCCCTCGCAAAATGCCGGTATCTGCGTCCGAAACGCCGCCAGCGCAAAGCAGTAGCGACGCGACTCTCTTACTTAACGGCCACCCCGACATTCTCCGAGCGCTGGGCCGCAATGTCCGCCGCCCTCATTCGCCTTCTTCGCGATTAACTTCGTAAATAAGTCCTCCAATGACAAGCGCTGCAATAACCGCAAATATTTCGAATATCCATGCGTTAGACATAGGCGGCGACTCCTCTCGCTGTACGCGTCAGTTCGCGTCTTAATTCGTGGGACTCTTCCGGTAACTCATCGATGCGCATACGCACCGCATTAATTCGTGCTTGTAGCGCCAATTTAGTCGATAATGACCGGGCACGAGAAAGGCGGTCTTCTAAGTGTGCGATTTCTTCTTCGAGTTCCTCGCGGAATTTATCGATTCGGACCACCTCTTGCGTAATTTGTTCTGACATCTTCGCAAATTCTTCCGTTATGAATTTCGTTACTTTGCGGCGAAAACGATTGATACTGCTTTTATTCGGTGGGATTACGGTTTTAACAACGTCTGCATCTACCGCAAGCATGAACGTTGCTCTACGATAAGAATATATACGCGCATCTTCTCCGTTGTCGTCCGGACCGATGCCGCAGTAAATCGCTTTAGATAGCATCTGTGACGCCCATGCGTCTGGCTTTTTTTTGCCGATATTAAAGCGTTTGGCAATTCGTTTCTTTGCGTGGTGGGATAGCGTGACTTTCATCCGACGCGCACCGCCTTGATCGATTGTGGGCGGTAGTAGTCCGCTGGATCTTCATCGACAGGCCATGCGCCTTGATATAAAATTTCGGTTAATTTGCGCGGATCTAGCGCAAGATACGTATTGGAATCGGTAATTTTGGGGATATTCATAGTACGTTCGCCTCCATATGTTTTAGGTAAAACGTACTAGACCGGAAGGTGTGTTCGTATACTGTTCGCTTGTCTTTTGCCAACAGATTAGATATGATGAGGATGTAACAATGCCTTCCGGGCTAGTTACGTTTAAAACGTGTTATACAGATAGAAAAGCGTTAAGTTCGCCGTGTTTCGATGCGTCGTAATTTTTCGCTAAGCCTTTGATTACACGTTCGACTTTTTTGTAATGGACGCCTACTCTCTTTCCAATCGATGCGTAAGTAGGTCGTTCGCTTGCAAGGTGCTCATTAACGATTGCCGTCGTTAGTGAGTCGGAATTTTTTGTTAGGGCCTCGATAAGTTGCCGCTTATCTTGGTCCGTTTTTATTTCTCCGCAAGTACGGGAAATCACGTACTCTTCAAGGTCGAAATGCTCAGAGGTTTCGAATGTTGCCGCATTCTCCTCCGCAGTAGTATCGACCGGTACCCGCTTTTCTACGTAAGTACCTTGTTTTCCTCTAATCACGTCAACTGCTTTCCTCTTTAGATGAAATGTGATTACAGAGTCTAAATTGTTTGCGGTGGTCACGTTAAAAGTTTCGATACATTGCCAGAGCCTTTCGTTTAGAGCACTAATGATGTCGTCTCTGATGATTGAGCGTGCCTTCGAAAAATCAGCAGCGATCTTCTCGACGATAGATTGGTAATGCTGAAAAATTTCATTGAATATCAGCGGGTTTCTAGTCTCTTGGTATTCAACCACCAGCATTATTAAGTTTTTATTTTCTTTCAACTCTTATCTCCCCTCTCAATATAAGTTGCGCATAAACTTCTTGGATCGGACACTTACTTTTTAATTTTTTTTTATTTTTTTTTCTTTCTATAGTCGTATATTAGCATGTTTTTCCTCTGAATTTTCAAAAAAGGAACAAGGTTGTAAAACAGCATTTTTGTTCATATACGTAAACATGTAAAAAGCTCGCCAAATGTGGCGAGCCTTCATAAATCATCCTCCGATCGCGTTAATTGCAACTTCCTTTGATTGTTCGGAACTCACAGAACTAACCGCAACTCCCAATACCAATACGCATGCCAACGTTAAAACAGCTAATAAAGTCTTCTTCAAAAACAACCTCTCCTTTTTCTTCTCTTGTGAATTTAAGATTCTTTGTTAGAGAATCAACGAAATCAGTCTGCTCTCCTGACTTCGCTAACTCCCTTACAATAATAGTTGCGTAGAAAAGGTTAGAGTTGGACACGAAATCACAAAACTTTTTATAAAGATTTTCTTTTCCTCCAGAAATCGCTTCAAAATATCCTACCAGATCAGGATCGTTTGTATCACGAACTTCTTTATCTGCTTTTTCAAAAGAAATACGACCTTCCTTATACTCTTGCATAACCCTTAAGACTTCTGGCGCGTCATTTTCGACGTCTCTATCCAAAAGAATTCTTGCGAAGTTGTAGTTATACGTCGCATATCCCACCAATCGGTCTTCCTTGGTTCTTTTCGCAACTTCAATACTTCGCTTTAAATAATTTAGACACGCCTCTTCGTCAGAGGCTAGGTGCGTCATGCCTATTATATAGAGAGCATCAGAATTAATCCTCTCGTTTATATTAGCGTTATACATAATATTAGCGTAGTGTCTTGCTTGTTTTAGATTATTCAGAAAAAGATGCGCATACGCTAACACTTCAGATATCCGATAAGAATAACACTCCTTATGAAAAAGATGTGACTTGTCGTTCAATTTCTTGATTTGGAGCTCTAACTCTGTCGCCTTATCTATAACATAAGAAAATTGCCTTTTTTGTAGCAATGCAATGCAGGAATAAATATCAACTAGTATTTTTAGTATCGGGTCATTTAGATTTGTTAGTTTGGATAGTTCATCTTCAATTAGGTGGAATGGAATTTTTCCGTGCAGATAGTTACTAATGAAAGTGTAAACTTTAACGTATTTCTCGATTATATTCCTTTTCTCGTGCTGATGATTTTCAAGGTGTTGGTCAAGTAATTTTTTATCTCTGGTAATCGCAGCATATTCGAACGTTTTTCTGATACAATCAGAACTATCAACTAATTCTGGACATACGTCTCTCATAAAATCGCGATAATTTCCAGGAACAACTAATTGAGAAAGAACGAGGATACTTCTAAGGGTTAATTTTCTTTTGCCGGATCGCAAGTTGCCTACTTGTTTTGTGGAAAGTTTTAAATGGGAAGCAATGACAGTGTCGTTTAAATCATCTCTATCAGAAATTTTATCAAAAAGAAAATGTCTGACTTTATCCAATTGAACCACCCCGATTAATTAAATGAATGACTTTTCTGTCTCTGTTAAGTATAATTAGATTATAAATGAATTGTTTACGTATGTAAACATGAATTTTCAGGAGGATTATAATGGTCGATTTTTCCCCGCTTCTACAAACACTTTCAGAAAAAGGAATGAAGATGAGTGATTTAAGACAAGTTATGAGTTCTTCAACCCAAGCTAAAATATTGAAGAATCACAAGGTAAGTGATTCTAAAATGAGACTCGGGACATTAGAGAAAATCTGCACTCTCCTCGATGTTCCTGTAGAAAAGGTTATAAAAATAACTAAAGACTAGTCATGGAAATAAATGCACGGTTATAATAAAATATTACGGACACCTTTAATGATGGGAGGTGTTTGTTACGTTTAAGGTCGGCAAATGCCGGATACCCGAACTTTGCTATAAACGCGGTATTGATCAGACTCAACTCGCAGCTAAAGTCGGTTTAACAAAACAGCACATTACGGACTACGTAAGCCTTCGCAACATACCGAGCATCGAGCGCGCTTATAATATCGCTCATGTACTTGGTTGTGTTCCTGAAGATCTTTACGAATGGTCCGAGGTATCCGGCAATAATACGGAGGGTTAATATAACCTCCGCCGACCTTTAGTACGGGTATTCCCGTACTGTAAATTCACCCGCCACTTCTTCACGTCCTCCGCACGCTCATACACCGTCTTCAACTCCGCTCTCCCCTTCGCAAGCAAGAATTCATTCGCATCCTTTCCTTCCGTAATATATCCGTGTGCCAGTCCGACTTTCCCGTATAGATAACGCTCGACCTCCGCCCGCAACTTCTCGCCGGCCTTATCGTTATCCGTCACGATGGTTACGTGTTCGATCGGAGACTGGACGATAATATCCGCCTTCCGTTGGTTAAACGAAGATCCACCGGTCCCGATCGCCGGGACGCCCGCCGTCATCCACGATTGCGCATCGATCTCCGCCTCACATATGACAACGCTTGTCAGCCGCCGGTCATACACGACATTCATTCCGTAAACGAGGTCCCGGATCGGCCATCCGCCTTTGACGTACCAGAACGCCTTGCCCCGTGTTGACCGATACTTTACGTTAGCGAGCCGGCCGTTCGGAAGCCGCCAGGGCAACGCAACCGCACCGCCAACCATTCCGACGCCCATTAAGCGTTGGACAGCCGGCATAATTCCGCGGCCGTTCAGATAATCGTTAGGCCCCGGATCAACGCCGTCGAGAATCGATTCGCTCAACGGTTCGCGATTCTTTGCGATCTTCAGCTTCGGCAGCCTGAGCGTGAGTTTTCCGTCCTCGGACTCCGGCGCGTACGCATCGATCAGGTATTCGACCGTCTCCTCTTCGGTTTCTTCGCGCAAGAAGGCGAGCAACTTAACGAAGCCGCCCCGTGCATATTCTGCGTCATAATAGCCGCTATCGCCCCAATAGCCGGCCGTTGCGGACGCCGTATTGTCAAGGTAAACGTAAAAGCTTGGCGTCCGGTCATATCGGAAAGGACTTGCGGCCAGAAGGCGCTCGTCCGTCCAGGTCGGCCGCGTCCATTCGAATTGTTCGAGTTCATATCGTATATCGACGTCGACCTGGCGGCCATTTAACGTTAAAATCGGCACTTTCGTATCACTCCTTTCGTCCTATTTAGGCCGGATTGTTCTATATATTACGCCCTGATTTCGAAAAATTCCATCGTATTTTGTCGAAAGTATTCAGAATTTTCTGCGGTAAATGTTGACAATGTTATCCGATAAATTCCATCGTCTT